CCGCCATGCGTCACCTCCATAACCAGAACCTCGCGTCGGCTGCCGAAGCCCGCGCCGAGAACCAAGCCAAGACCATCGCCGAGATGCGCTACGCCGGCAACGAACTCGCCCGCGTCCTCGACGACATCGCCCAGTCCTCTCAGCTCGACGCCATCGCCAAGGCCGTCTGCATCGCCACCATCGCCAAGTGGAACCGCGCCAAGACCGGGCAACTCTGATGGCTGACGTTCCCAAGGGCATCGAACGCATCGCGGCCACCGTCCGCAATCAGTATGCCCTGCTGCTCCTCCTGGACGGCTACCCTTACGTCGAACTGACCGCCCGTAAGCACGCCGACTTCCTGACCGACCTCAACGCGTGGAAGCGCAAGACCTACCCGTCGCTCATCCGCTCGCAGGTCCGCTATTTCACCCTTGCCCCTAACGGCGAGATAAAGGAACTTACCTTCACGCCCGTCCGCCAATGACCAACCGCGACAACATCCAGCGACTCGTCGAGAAGGTCACCAGCGACCTCGCCATCGTCAAGTCGCTCGCCTCCCGGGTCGAGATGCACGTCGAAGACCTGTCGACGCTCTCCGACCTTGCTTCCGCTGCGCTTACCGAACTGAGCGTCTTCACCGATCACGTCGAGACCGCCGACGAGTCCGCCGCAGTCAAGCCCCTGCACGACCGCGTCCACGTGCTCGTCGTCCAGCTCCGCGTCCTCCGCAATACGCTCGAGGCCATGGAGAACGCCGGTGAAGCCGCCCTTGAAGACGTGCGCCGTATCTCAGCCTCCGTCGAAGAGTCCGCCCCCGAGGACGACTCTCTCTGACCTTTCCCACCAACCCAGAACACCAACACCCGATCACCATGCCCGACCTCATCACCGAACGCGTCATCTATGACGGCATCCAAGCCCTGAACCAATCCGGCGCGAAGGAACTGCTCAAGTCTCCCGCCCATTACCAGGCGTATCTCGCCCGCACCCGCGAGGACTCCAAGGCTCTCCGCGTCGGCACCGCCGTCCACAAGCTCGCCCTGGAAGGGCTCGACGCCTACAACGCCACCCACGCCATCGCCCCCGAGGTCGACAAGCGCACGAAGGAAGGCAAGGCCGAGTGGGCCGAGTTCGTCACCGCCAACGAAGGCAAGGCCATCCTGACCGCCGAAGAAGGCGCTCTCGTCGACGCGGTCGCCAACTCCGCCGCCGCCTGCATGAAGGCCAACGGCATCGTCCTCTCGAAGACCGAAGTGATGTTCACCGCGTTCATCGGCGACACGCTGGTCAAGTGCGCCATCGACGGCATCTCCGACGACGGCTACATCTACGACCTTAAGACCTGCGAGGACGCCAGCCCCCACGGCTTCCTTCAGGCTGTCCGCAAATACAAGTACGCCCTCCAGGCTTACTTCTACCGCCACGCCGTCGAGTCGGCCTACAAGTGCCGGGTGCTCGGCTTCCGCTTTATCGCCGTCGAGAAGGAGCCGCCCTACGCCCACGCCGTCTACGAACTCGGGCCCGAACTGATGACCGGCGCCGCGTTCGACTTCGAGAAGGCGCTGGCCCTCTACAAGGAGTGCACGGCCTCGGGACAGTGGCCTGCCTATCCGCAGCAGATCCAGACCATCGACATCGCCGCCAAGCCGACCGCCGCCACCAACATCAACTTCGCTTAATCCATGAACCCGCCCAACAACGACCGCCCCCCGCTCAAGTCCATCGAGGTGTCCGGCACCTACAAACTGAAGCTCATCAAGCCGAAGTTCGAGAAGGTGAAGCACAACGAGGACGGCACCTCATCCGCGCGCCTCTTCTTCCTCGACGACCAGGGCAACTGCCTGAGCAAGTCCTACGGGTCCAAGTACGCCAAGCCCCTCGCGATGCTCGTCGGCAAGTTCGCCGGCAAGTTCACGGAGGAGATCCGCTTGGACGCCACCCCCGCCGAGTTCATGCAGTATATCGAACCCGCCTGCGGCAAGACCTGCCTCATCGGCGTCGAGGCAATCCCGAACGGCGAGTGGAACGGCAAGCCCCAGTTCAAATACAAGCTGACGTTCCCTAAGGGCTCGCAGAAGCCCGTCGTCTCCGAGCCCCCGCCCGAGAACCCTCCGTTCTAACCGATGACCGACGCTCCCACGCCGATGGCTCCTCCCACGCTTGTGCTCGTGTGTGGGTATGCTCGCGCGGGCAAGGATACTCTTGCCTCGGGCATACTCGAATGGGCGACCCGCCCCGCCGAGCACATCAACTTCGCCGACGCCCTCAAGGAGGCCGCGAACCATTACATGGACTACCTCGGCCTTGATGGGGACTTCTTCAAAGAGGACTTCAAGGTGGATAACCGCGACTTCCTCGTCCACGCAGGCAAGTTCGCACGGCGCCTCGACCGCGATGTCTTCGCCCGTCACTTCGCCAACTGGTGCCCGGTGATGAAGCACGCCGACCAGCCAAGCCCCGAGACCGTGGTCTGCTCCGACTGGCGCTACGTCAACGAGCTGCGCGTCTGCCAGGACATCCTCTGGGAGAAAGGATGGAGGGTCCGGACCATCTACGTCGCCACCGCCGGCGTCGGTCCGGCCAACGACGAGGAACTGGACAGCATCTCCGAGATACGTGCGTCCCACCTGTTCGACCAGGAGTATATCTTCAAGCCGAACGCCCGCAACCAGATCATGACCGAAGGTCGCAACCTCGCCAAGTCATGGAGACTCTGAACCCTGACACCATCGCTTGGGCACGCAAGGTCGGTCTGTCGCCTGACCGCGTGGCCTTTCTCCTCGCCGGCGACTGCTATTGGTTCCGCCTGCGTCGCCGTGGCAAGGACATCGTCGAGAACATCGCCACCGACCTTGAGACGGCCCGCAAGCGCCGTGACGAGATGCTGGCGGCCTTCGACTCCGGCAAGCCCATCCCTTACATCAACGCCCGATGAGCACCCCGACCCGCTTCGTCGCTTTCGGCGACAACCACGGCGACATGATGGACGAGAACGCCGTCGAGGCCCTCGTCGAGTTCATCAAGGACTACAAGCCGACCGTCCGCGTCCACCTCGGCGACTGCTTCGACTTCCGATCCCTGCGCCGTGGGGCTGGCAATGACGCCGAAGGGGCTGAGTCCCTGATCGCCGATGTCGAGGCCGGCGAGAACTTCCTCGAGCGCACGAAGCCCACCGTCTACCTGATGGGCAACCACGAACACCGGGCGCTAGCTCTCCAGCACTCCTCCGGCTCCGCCCTGGTGCGCGACTACTGCGCCGACCTCTACGCCCGCATCAAGACCTCCGCGAAGAGCTGCGGGGCGAAGACCATCCTCGACTACCACGCCGAGAAAGGCGTCTACCGCCTAGGCCCTGTGGCCTTCGTGCATGGCTACGCACATGGCGTCAACGCCACTCCCGAGCAGGGACGCCACTACGCCGACCGAGGCGGCGCCCTGATCCACGGCCACACCCACACCCTAAGCCAGGTCAACCTGACCAAGGCCGAAGGCGGGGCCGCGTTCAGCGCCGGCTGTCTCTGCCAGAAGGACGCCATGGCCTACGCGTCGCACCGCCTCGCTACCTCCCGCTGGGGCTCGGGCTTCGCGGCAGGCTGGGTCGACGGCAAGGACTGGAAGGTCTGGCTAGTCCACCGCGTCGGCTCCCGCTGGGTCTGGACGACCGACCTTAAGGTCTTCACCCCGAAGAGCAAATGAGGCGCTTCGACCCTCTCGCCCTCATCAAGGCGCTACGCTCCGAAGGCGACATCCCCGCCCCGAAGGGCTGGTTCACCGTCGACCAGATCCGCGAAGAGCTGCGGATGGCCCACACGCGAAACGCGTCATCCCGTGCCCTCGACCTCTACCGCCGCGGCTTGCTGGAACGCCAGCCCCATCAGTTCAAGGCTAGGACCGGGCAGTGCCACATGGCTTACGTCTACAAGCCCGTCCCGCCTTACCGCACGATCGCCGAGGCCGCGACCCGAGTCTTCGAGCACCAGGAGGAAACCGTCCCCAAGGGATGGGTCCGCATCGTCGACGTCGCCGTGAAGGTCAAACTCTCCGACGTGTCCGTGCGCTCCCGCATCGACCGGGCAGGACTCAAGCCCCGTTACTT